ACAAATATTGAGAGACATAAAGGACACGCCAGTTCTTGTGGCGTCTGAAATAGAATTTAAAGACCATGAAATAGAATTATGAAGAAATATAAAGGAGTACCCCTTAACAACGACACCCTTGAAGAAGTCATGGCTAGTGATTTTCCGAGGGTTTATATACATGACATGAAAGATAACCCAGACGATACCTGCTTTATGGAAATTTCTACTAATAAAGCTTTTGACGAACTCTTTAAGAAAGAAAAAAATCGTAAGAGAGTTAGCAAGAAAGGGGTACAAGAGTTTTTTATAGAGCTACTCGAAAAGGGTCTAGCTAAAGAAGATGGGTATGATTTAAAGACTTTAAAGAAATAAAATGGCAACAGGAATAATAGATGGAATAGTTGGGACACCAGTTAAGGTAGAAGTTAACCCTGACATTGAGATAGTAACGCCTCCGGAAGTTACCGAGGCTTTACTTTGGATTAAGTGGACTTTAATTGTAATTGCTGTATTATTATTAATAAAATTAATTAAAGGAGACAAATGAACATAGCATTACCAATTTTGTTGTTAGTATTTGGTGGCCTAAGTTTTTGGGTACTGAACGAGTCGAGGCTCAAGTGGTACTTCAAGACTGCTTGCATTACAACTTTTTGTATATTCACAATTGTTTTTTGGTCATCAATTCATTCGTTTTTAGGGTGGCCAGCGATGGAGGAAGATATGCCGGAAAAGGTATTGATTCATTGGGTCATTATTAAAGAGCCCAATAAATTCACCAAGTACAACGGTAGAATTTATGTTCTGCTGGAGTCAGCAGAAGAACCAGAGTCTAATTTTTTGGCTAGATTTTTTGGTTACAAAAAAGAAAAAATTGAACCACGTTTACATGGCCTGAAATATAACAGGGGACTCCACGAGAGCCTAAAGAAGGGCGTCATGCCTAAACTAAAAAGAGGCCAGCCAGTGATGGGCAAACTAACTAAAGACGGCAAACAAGGCATAAACAAAAATGGAGACGGAAAATCTAGCAAAAAGGGAGGAGGCAGTGAATCCCAAGAACAAGAATGGCATTTTCATGAACTACTACCATCAGAAATACACCGAAAACCAGAAAGATAACATGAGCTATAAAGGACACGAAGGAACAAGAGGCATGAGAGGTCATCAAGCTTGGAGAAATTTAGCTCCGGAAATTTGTAGACGAAGAATGGTCATCGAAGGAACCCTACACAATGCCTTCGAGCCATCTGACATGGTTGATTACTGCTTTGATATATCTAAAGTTCTGGATATGACTCCGGTAAGCAAGCCCGTAACTGATTACGCTGAGAAATACGGACATTGTTGTTTTATGCACTGGAAGGAATCAGGTATGCATATTTATGGGTGGGACAACAGAAACCCTAAGTTTTTTTCTATAGATATTTATACTTGCAAAGACTTTGACCCCCATCATGCAGTTAGTTTTACCGAAGAATTTTTTGGAGATAACCTGATAGAATTAGTTTGGAAGGAGTAAAATGAGAGCTTTAGTATTTGGTGTCGGCAGAATGGGCTTAGCTATAAGCTGGGCAATGAACGAACTTGGGTTCAAGGTGTACGGTGTTGACGTATCGGAGGACACCCCCCAAAGACTATCTTCTGTGGTGGATGATTTTGAGTTTCATCAAGTAAGACTTCTTGAATCTGAGATGGAATGCATTTTCGGGAGGCATGTAGATATAGTTATCTCTTCTCTTCCCTATCACCAGACAGAAGTTGTCGCTAATTATTGTATCGATAACGGGATACGCTATTGCGATCTCGGTGGAAGAGTAGACGTCTCTCAGCGCATTAACGATAGAGCGAAGGAGCACGCGAAAAAGCCGGTGTTCACAGACCTTGGACTTGCTCCCGGTTTGGTCAACATCTTGGCAGAGCATGGGTACAATGAACTATATGGCACCGGAAAAATCATCGAGGTAGAAATGATGGTTGGTGGACTGCCGGATTACCTAGAAAGCAACAGAAATCCTCTTAGGTACGCTATTACTTGGTCAACTGACGGCCTTATTAATGAATATAAAGATGACTGTTTAATACTCCAAGGCGGAGAGCCCGAGCTCGTGGGTGGCATGTCTGGATTAGAGTGCGTAGAAACGGAATCCCTTGGTTTACTTGAAGCCTTTTATACTAGCGGAGGAGCTTCCCATACTATAGAATCAATGAGAAGGAAGGGGGTAACAAATTGCCACTATAAAACTCTTAGATATAAAGGGCATTGTGACATAGTAAAATTTTTGATTAAAGATTGCAATCTAGACAAGGAGGCTCTCGAAAAGATATTCACCTCCTGCGGTTTCGCGCAGAAAGACGAAGTGATTATATTGGCTAAGGTACATAAGGATGACAAAAGCTGGGTCAAAGAAAAGCTCGTAAAGTCAGACGATAAATTTAGCGCAATGCAAAAAGCAACAGCTTTCCCCATTTCTTCTGTAGCAGCTTTAATGGCGGAAGGGAAGCTGGAAGGAGACTATCATGAGCGCAGAGATTATTATACTCAATACCCAAAAGCTCTTTCTTACGAAAACGTACCTTTTGACGACTTTCATAACAATCTTAAGAAATTAAACTTCAATTTAGATGAATAAAAAAGTTTTAGTAACCGGAATTTTAGGTCAGGACGGAGCCAACATGTGCGAGCTTCTTCTAAAGGATCCCTCTATAAAAGTGTTTGGTATGGTTAGAAGAGTTTCTAATCCTAATTTTATTAATTGTTCCGGCTTTTTAGATGATTCCAATTTTCAACTTGTTTATGGAGACCTTACTGACGAAGTAAGTATATCAAAATTAGTGAGAGAGATACAGCCTGATTATTTTATCAATTTTGCAGCGAACTCTTTTGTTGGTTGTAGCTGGGACATGCCTTTGCATGTTTTTGACACTAATGCCTTGGGGGTGCTCCGCTGTTTAGAGGCCATTAAAAATTACCAACCAAATTGTAGATTCTATAGTGCTGGGAGCAGCGAAGAACTTGGAGATGTAGATTATTCACCCCAAGACATCAACCACCCAATTAAACCGCGTAGTCCCTACGGAGCATCTAAAGCTGCTGCAAGACACGTTATTAAGGTATACCGTGAATCTTATGATATGTATGCGGTGCATGGTGTTCTTTTTAATCATGAGGGGACCAAGCGTGGGGAAGAGTTCGTTACTCGTAAGATCACCAAGGGTGTGGCCAGAATCAAGCACCATTTAGACAACAGTTTACCAATAGAAGAGTTTGCACCAATTGAACTCGGGAACATATACTCTAAGAGGGACTGGAGCGATAGCGAAGACTTTGTTGAAGGAGTATGGTTGATGTTGAACCAAGAAGAGCCTAAAGACTACATCCTCGCAAGCGGAGAAACACACACCATTAAAGAGTTTGTGGAGAAAGCATTTGATGCTGCCGGTATTTATGGCGGCTGGGTAGAAACTGATGGTCGACCATTGGCGACTACATACCAAATGTCCGGCGACCAGTACAAAACGTTGGTACGCATTAATCCTAAGTTCTATAGACCAGCCGAGGTTGCTTTACTGCACGGAGACTCCTCTCCCGCGAGAGAGGAATTAGGTTGGAGTCCAAAAGTTTCATTTGACGAACTAGTATCTAAGATGGTACAGTGGGATATTGAAAACACGGAAACCCACATTTCATAAGAGGTGCCAAGGCTTAGTTAAAAAGTTTTGTGTCGTCCCGATTGATTGGCCAAGCCAAATAAAAATAGCGCAGTCCCTGCTTCGTAAGTTTCCAAGTACAGAGTTCTGGGATAACGTAGAGCCCATCAAACTAAAGAACCTAGCCTTCTTCTTGACAAAAAAAGGTGAGGCGTTATTGTTACTAGAGCAAAAAAAAGCGAACCTTACTCTTAAAGAAAGCGAAAAGGTTTCCCTAGAAAAGAAGAAGTTGGGGGAAGATTTTGTTGTCAAACCCAAGAAGAAGCCGTTTCTTAATTTCAAGACTTATAAATAATAAAATTTAAAAATGCCAAGAAAAAAAGCCAAAACAAAAGAAAGTCCTACGAGCCAGATGCAAGCGCTCTTGGATCAATATTCTGAAGACCATTATAATTTCAAAAACGACGTCTATTATAAAGTCTCCACGGGAAGTTTAATCTTAGACATAAGAACCAACGGGGGCATTATGCCGGGGCTACATAGGTTCTGTGGAATTAACGAGGGAGGTAAAACCTCCGAAGCTCTAGAGGTCGTTAAGAATGCCATCCGTGACGTGGAGAACTGTAAGGGCTTATACGTCAAATCTGAAGGTAGATTAGATCCTGAGATGGAAAGTAGGTCAGGCGTCGCCTTTGTAAAGACTCCGGAAGAATGGAAAGCTGGAACCTGTTTTGTTTTGGAGTCTAACGTTTATGAAACGGTTTTCAAAATAATCAAAAGCCTAGTAAAAGATAATCCAGAAGAAGTAAAATATTGCATTGTTATAGATAGCGTAGATAGCCTCATTCCAAAAGGGGACCTAGAAAAAGATTTCGATGATGCCCATAAAGTAGCTGGCGGGGCACTGTTAGCCTCCAAGATTATGCAACGTATATCTTTGGATATGTGCAAGGGTGGTCATATTATGATTTTGATTAGTCAGGTTAGATCTGATATTCAGATAGACCCTTACGCCAAGAAGGTAGTTAAAACTACCACGGCGTCAGGAGGCAATGCTCTCTTACATTACGCGAACTTTATTTTTGAATTCGAGGGTAGGTTCAATAAAGACCTTATTCTGGAGAAGCCAGACCAAAGGTACGACGAACAAAAAAACAAAATCATAGGGCACGAAGTAAAAATACGCATTAAAAAATCTCCCAATGAAAAAACAAACACACTGATAACTTACCCAGTTAAATACTACAGAAAAGGCGGCACTAGCATCTGGAAAGAGCGCGAGATAAGAGATTTGATGTTCGAATATGGACACTTCACTAAGTCTGGAGCTTGGACAAGCGTAGATGAGAGCGTCATCGAAGAGATGGAGAAGATCGAAGTGGAGTGTCCGGCCAAATTTCAGGGTAGAGAATCAATATTAAAGTTTATGGAAGAGAATCCTAAATTTGTTGACTACTGGTACAATAAATTCAAAGAGGTGCTTGCGTGACACTGAAGCTTTACAGCGTAACAGGGCGCTTAATGTCCAAAAACGTAGCTAAATACCTCATAGACTGGAATAAAAAATCCAGATCCAAGCTTCAGTTTAATGTTAAGCAGTTCTTGAAGCCCTTCTGGCAGTATCAGATAGTTTACGAGGAATTTCCAGTATACGGAACCCGCATGTCCGTAGACATACTTAATTTCACCAAAAAAATAGCGGTAGAAGTCAATGGACCTCAACATAGGAAGTTTAATGCTTTTTTTCATCATAACTCGAAAGCCAAATACCACGAATCCATCAAAAGAGATTGGCAAAAAACAGAATGGCTAGAAAGAAACGGCTTTGAACTCATAGAAATAGAAGATAGGGAAATAAATGAATTATCAGCTGAGTTTATCAAGGACAAGTTTGATATCTCTATTTAATAGTGTAAATAACTATGTGAAAAAAAAGGATTTCAAGTTCCCAAAACAGCTCCTTAACCAAGTGGAAGAGTGCTCAAATGGAGGTTTCGTCCTCTTTACTTTTAATGAGTCCGGCCAACCTCAGGTTTTTACAAGATGCGATAATGTAGCAATGGCTTTAGCGTTACAAACTCAAATTTCTAATTGTAGTAGCGCTCTTCAGGCTTATAATATAGAGGCTGCTGTCGCTCAATTCGAAAAAAACAATGAAGAAGAAGAGTAGCCTTGACTCTCAGTCAGTCTTGGTATAGACTCCCTTCATGCAAATTTACTCACTGCAAATAGAAAAGCATGTATTGGGGGGATTGATTAAGTATCCCCATATTTTTCCCGACGTGGACCTGTTCTTGACAGAAGACCACTTCCATTCTCCAGTTCACGGAACTATTTATCTTGTAATAAGATCTTCCTTGATGAACGGGGAGAAGATAGATAAAATTTTAGTAGCCAACAAGATCCAAAATCTTGGTGTTTCGTTCAAGGATGAAATAAATATTTACGATTACGTAGATAACATATCGTTCACCCAAATAACAGAAGACGCAGCGGAAAAAGCCGCCACGGAACTCCACAAAATAAAAATGAGAAGAGATCTAAGAGTCGTCTTGTCTGACGCGATCAAGCACGTCGAAAATAATGGGAACGCCTCCTTTGATGATATCATAGCTGACGTAGATGGATGTCTAAACAGTGAGGTATCAAAATGGGGATTCGAAGACGAACCCCAAAACCTATTTGAAGACGCAGAAGCTTCGGTAGAAGAAGCCGGAAATGATCCACAAATTGACTTCGGATTTGTTACTCCATTTCCTGAATTTAATAGAATGTATGGTGGATTAAGACCCGGAAACATATATGCTGTTGCTGCTCGCCCCGGACAAGGCAAGACAACCTTTCTCAATCACATGGCGTTTCAAACTTCATTAATTAATGAACCCAAGCCAAAAGTTTTAGTGCTGGATACGGAAATGTCAACAACCGAATTGAGATTCAGAATGGTGTCTTCTCTTACGGGAGTACCCGTTTGGCATCTTGAGACTGGAAACTGGAGAAAGAACCAAGATTATCTACAAAGGGTTAGAGATTCTTGGGATAAAATTAAGGATTATGAATACTACCACTACCACGTAGGCAACAAAAATATAGACCAAATTGTATCCTTAATTAGAAGGTGGTATTTTAAAACCGTCAAAAGGGGAGAGCCCTGCATCATAGTCTATGACTATGTTAAGCTAACAGGGGAAACGGTTGGTAAAAACTGGGCCGAATACCAAGCTATAGGAGATAAAATCGATAAGCTCAAAAAAATCTCAGAAGAAATCAACAGCGTCTTACTTACTGCCGTTCAGTTGAACAGGTCGGGTGAAAACTTCGGCAGAAACTCTTCTAGTTTTTTGGATGATAGCTCTGCGATAGCCCTATCAGACAGATTACAATGGTTTGCGTCTTTTGTAGCTATTTTCAGAAGGAAAACCATTGATGAAATAGCTGTTGATGGAGACAGGTTTGGAACCCATAAGCTTGTACCCCTTAAAACGAGATTCCAAGGCAAAGATGCAGCCGGTCATCAAGACTTAATTCAAAGGATGACTGAAGGAAGGGCCGCTTTTGTTCCTAATTATCTTAATTTTACAATAGAAAATTTCGCTGTTGAAGAAAGGGGTTCCCTTAGAGACGTTGTTGAACATGAAAATGCCAACCATGCTATTGATGACGGTAATAATAATTACGCAAACGCAGAACTCTGATCATGGATTATATCAGGGATATCCTTTCTGAGATTGGTTACAATTTGCAGGATTACGGCAAAGAATACAGGGCTAGACCCATATACCGTAACTCAGATAATAACACTGTACTCCGCATCAGAAAAGAAAACGGCAGCTGGACAGACTTCAAGCACTCCGTAGGGGGCTCCTTCGAAGAGTTAATTAAAATTAGTTTAAATTTAAAATCCATAGACGAAGCTAAAAAATTTCTGGAAGACAAAAATATTGATACAAGTAAGATAGCCAGCACTAAGCCGAAGGTCAAAACCGTGAGAACTTTTCCCAAAGAAACCCTGAACACTATATTGCCAATCCATGACTATTGGCTAGACAGAGGGGTTAAGCCTAGCACGATAAAAGAGTTTGATGGTGGGTTAATTAAAGAGGGGAGAATGAAAGACAGGTACGTATTCCCCATTTTTAATTCGCAAGATAACCTAATAGGCTTGTCCGGAAGATGTGTCCTTGAAAACCGTAGCGATTCTAGACCTAAATGGAAGCACCTTGGAGACAAAAGTTTCTGGAGATACCCGTTGCAATTAAATTTTAATATCATTAGGAAGAAAAGAGAGGTGTTTTTAATAGAGAGTATTGGTGACGCTTTGTCTATGTGGGACGCTGGCATAAAAAATATCATAGTTATCTTTGGTTTAGACATAAGTATTCCCGTTTTAAATTCTCTCATAAAAATCGACCCCCAAAAAATATACATTTCTCTTAATAACGACGCCGAAAACAATAGCGCCGGTAATGCGGCTGCACAAAAGTTAGAAAAAAAACTGCTGAAGTATTTTGACTTCAGTCAAGTTAGAGTTGTCTTGCCCAATAAGAACGACTTCGGAGAAATGAGCGCTCAGGAAATAAAAGAATGGGAATCCAAAATAAAATGTTAGCTCATAAAACAACCGACGTAGTTGTTATAGGCTCTAACATAAGTGGTTCTATGCTAGCTGCTATTTTAGCTAAAAACGGAATAAAAGTAACAATAATAGACCCAAGCCCCCACCCTAAATTTTCTATAGGAGAAGCTACAACCCCTGATTCCGGATGTAGATTTAGAATTGTTGGCGAAAAGTACGGCGTTCCAGAAATATCATACTTATCCAATTTCCACGATCTGAGAGACAAGGTGAGTGAAAATTGCGGCGTTAAAAGGTCTTTTAGTTTTTTGTATCACGAAGAAGGAAACGCCCATCCCCCGAACAGATCTCATCAGTTCCCGGGCATCGACAACAAGACATTTGGTCCAGACTGTCATTTTCTTAGGCAGGATACAGATTTTTTTATGTTTCGTGCAGCAACGAAGTACGGAGCTGACTCAGAGAACTTAAAAGTATTAGGCGTTGACTTCGGGGAGAGAATTACGGTGAGATGCGAAGGGGGAACTGATATTGTTTGCTCTTACGTATTTGATGCATCGGGCAAAAACTCTGTATTAGCAAATAAATTTGATCTTAGAAGGCATGATGAACTCGAAACCAATTCCAGATCTATTTTTACTCATATGATAGACGTAAATAACATAGATGAATCTGGGGATTGGCCTTTTGATTTTAGGTCTCTATACGGGGTCAAGGTTCCATTTTCACAGAGCACACTCCATCATGTCTTTAAAGACGGGTGGTTTTGGGTTATACCCTTTAGCGAGAAAA